GGCGGTCGGGCGGTCGGGCGGTCGGGCGGTCGGGCGGTCGGGCGGTCGGGCGGTCGGGCGGTCGGGCGGTCGGGCGGTCGGGCGGTCGGGCGGTCGGGCGGTCGGGCGGTCGGGCGGTCGGGCGGCCCTGCCCAAAGCCGAGCCCAAAGCCGAGCCCAAAGCCGACGGAGCCCAAAGCCGACCAAAGAAGACCCCCCCCAACCCCCCCACACGGCCAAGCCCAAAGCCGACCGAGCCCAAAGCCGAAGACTTTTTTTATTTTACATCATGTCCCTCAACTTCAGCCCAAAACCACCTCCCAAAAACACCTCCGATGCGGCGGCTGAAAAACCTTTGGGTCATTTAAGAGGCCTCAAATTGCCTAAAAGGCTTTTGTTTTGGTTTTACTGTATCTATATTTATTCATACATTAGAGTATACTAATGACTATTTGACCCAAACACCTCACAACCCTATGATTCTACTGCATTTTTCCATGGCCATTTCCTCCCTTTTAATGACCCAACCATGACCCAACCATGACCCAAAAACCGCTTTTTTAGCTGGACATTCGGTCTTTCGTAGACTTTACTGTAATGGATGTTTTTACAATACTTTCTAAGGTGACTCACATGATCTCTCGCGAAGCCCTCAACGCCGCAGCGCGTGCGACCTACGCCGCGCGCCGCATTAAACACCGCGCCGACTTTGCAAAGCGCGCCGCCGCAGACGCCGAGATTGCTGTGATCGACGCTCGCGCCGCAGCCGACCTCCGCGCCGCAGCCGCGTATAACGCATTGGCCGACGCTCGCGCCGCAGCCGATAGAGTGTACAAAGCCGACGCGCGAAGAGCAGGCAACCGGGCCGCCGACAAAGCTCGCGCAGCGTCGTACCAAGACCTGTCTATTCCAGCCGCGCAACGCGACGCAGCAGCGCGAGACGCCGCAGCAGCCGCACGCGCCAAGGTCCACGCCGAGGCAGCAGCCGCACGCGACGCAGCAGCGCGAGACGCCGCCGCCAAAGCTGAAGAGGCCGCACGCGACAAGGCCCGCGCCGCCGCGACCGCCGCCTGCGCGGCGTATGCGCGGCAGTTATGACGGGGGTACGCGAAGCACGCGTAAAACTGCAAGCCATTTACGCCGCTGAACTCAAAGCCGCTGAAGCCGCCGAAGAGGCCGCCTACGCCGCTGAACTTAAAGCTGCCGCTGAAGCCGCCGAAGAGGCCGCCTACGCCGCTGAACTCGCGAAGGCTCAAGACGAGGCCTACGCAGCGCACATGCGCACTCTCTTTCGAAAGCTGTAAACAATTCCCTTGCACTGTAGTCCTGCACGGTCTAGAAACGTATGTTATTTCTTTACAGTTTGGGAGTTAACAATGGAAAACGAGTTCGTAATCAACGACGCACGCTACGTTCCGGGCGACAAGATCCGGCGCGATAACCGTCTGTATCGGATCTGGACAATCTGGAAACTGCGCGAGCATTGCTGGCTGCACTCCGAGCAAATCTCGGTACCCGTCCGCGCGTCTCGCGCGCGCATCATCGCCCGCGCTGAAGGTGGCCAATGACAACTCATACACCCGGCCCGTGGGGGCTGATGGAGCACCGAGACGGCTATTACGCTCTTACGCCGCCCGACGGTCGCTGTAGCTATTTCGGCAAGTTGCCGTGCCAAGACGCGGAGGACCATGCTAATGCCGCGCTCATCTCCGCCGCGCCGGACCTCCTCGCAGCCCTTGTTGAAATGTACGCGCTTTATGCAGATCACGCTCAATATGATGAGGAAGGCTACGAAACCGCAGCGATAAACGCTGCTCGCGCCGCCATCGCCCGCGCCGCCGCGCACCCCGCCCCCGTATTTTAGGAACCCCACACAATGACCACCACAACCCTCGACGCCGTCTACACCGACCTTACATACGACGTCGCCATCGACGCAGCCCTCGCCGCCGCCACGCCGACCAACAGCCTTCTTGCAGCCGCTCCGGCGCTATTAGCGGCTGCTAGGCTGGCTCTCGACTATCTGGAGACCCTGCCCTACCAACCATCGGCGCACCCCTCCACACGAGCCCAGGACGCGCTCCACGACGCTATCGTCGCGGCGCAGGGGATGCCGATATGAAGTGCACTCACAGTTTCGACGGCGACAACGACGTCGAGTTGGACATCACCTACAAATACACGCCCGGCCAGCCGGAGCGGGGGCCGACGTACTCCTGCGCTGGTGAGGCCGCCGTAGAGCCCGACATTGAGATCCTGACGTTGACGGTTGACGGTCGCCCAGCGACGGGTGATGAGTTGGATGAGGCGATCTGCTGTGAACGCCTGTGGCACAAGATGCGCGAGGAGGCCGAAGGATGGTAAACCGTTGCGAGATTTGTGGAGGGTCTTGGTATCAAGACCAGCCCGAGAAGCACCTGATGACGTGCCGCCCAACGCCGACCGAGATGGAGGAGCGTGTCACCGACGCGCTCTTTGACGTGATGGAAGGGACGCTAAGGCTTCACGACGCGCGTCGGCTAGCCCGCGCCGCGATCAGCGTTATGTACAAACCAACGACAGAAATGCTCCGAGAAGCTGGCGTTGTGGTCGCTGGTACCGCTGAGGCTCATGCTGCTGTCTGGGAAACCATGATCGACGCAGCCTCGCCGGGGGGTGGGTGATGAGCGCAGCCCCCAAAGGGATGGAATTGCAACTGATTGCGATGCAAGCCGCAAACAAGATCATCTTTGAACACTATTTGGGGCCAGTCACTTATTCCCCAATGTACTGTTTAGCATCGTCCGACGGATACGCTGTCGCAGTCTATTCGTCTCCTATCGCCGCATCGTTCAAGAGAAATCTGAAAGGCAGTTTAGAGCTGGTGAGGCTTTTTAAGTCGCAACAGGCATCATTTGAAACATCGCAATTTTTGGCGGCTACATTACGCTGGTTGAAGAAAAACACCGACGCGCCATGCGTATTCAGTTACGCTGACCCTACAGTTAAAGATACCCGGACAAACAGAACGCATACTGGACAAATCTATAAGATCACGGGATTCCAGTTTCTAGGCCTTTCGAGAATTACAGATACTTGGTTAGCGGGCGGGAAAATAATCTCTGCTGCCAAATGCTATAGGCGCTATAAAACTAAGAGCCGTAAAAAAATACAAACCATCAACCCAGACTGGCATCTAATTAAAGGAGAGCCAAAGGCTCTTTATGTGTTTCCGCTACGCAAAAGAATGTCACCATTAAAAAAATCTCTAAGTCGATACGCAGCCTGTCCAGAGGACGAGACTATTCCAATAGTTGCGAGCACGGTGCGACCCCGTGAGGCTGCTCCATTTTACAACCCCGCCCCGCCGGAATGACTGGCCTACGGGGTGGGTTTTGGCCCGCCCCCTTTTTTACTTCGGAACTGCGGCTGATACTGCGAAGGCCACATTCGCGGGCGCGCCCGAGAACACCAGCGCTCCAAGCGCAAGGGGCGTACCGTCCAGATTCTCGTTGATCGGGCCGTAGCAATTAGCCAACCGCACACCGTTAACGACGTTCGCTTTCTTGCACAAGAAGCTGAACATATTCGTCATCTGGTAGGCTTCGGTTGTCGTGAACGTGTGCGGGTTGGTCGGCGCAGAAGCCCACGTCGGGGCCTGTGGGGCGTCTTTGTACGGGAAGAGTAGGCTCCAGACGTGGCCCTTCTCAGCTCTACAGCTACCCTTCATGTTGCCGCCGTTCAAGTCGGCCAGGGCCGTGCCCGTCATGATCGGGCAGACTGCCACGGCTTCGCGGAACTGCGCTGTTCCGGTTGCGGTACGCACGGTGATCGATTGTCCGGTCGGCGTTGCCGGGCTCGCGCCGCAGAAAGCGAACTCACCCTTGCACGTTGCAAACTCGGCTGCCGAGGCTGCCGAAGTCATTAGAACCAGCATTACGAAGTATTTCATGTTGTTTCCTACCCACATTTCAACCGGTCAGACCACACCACCGCGTAGTCCATCATCCACTTAGTCGGGCTCTCTAGGTCAGGCGGCGGGATCAGTAGGCACACTCGGCTTGGGTCCACGCTTGGCTTGGAGGCGGTCCCACACGCGGCTACGGTCAGCATCGGTAATAGGAACAACAACCTTAGCAATGGCGTCCAGCGTAGCTTGAGCAGTGTCATTTGCCTGTTCCGCTTTACCCGCGTTGATAAGTTGGCGGTCCCTGAAGTACCCGAAGATCGCCCCGAGTGCGCCAAAGACCGCCTTAATTAGACCGATCACTTAGAAATAGGGGTCGTCGTCACGAAGCGCAGACCAATATTAACCAGCGCCAGAATGGTCGTCACCACGGTTGCCTGAACGTCGGGCGTCAGGCCGAGATCAATCTTGAACACACCGGCCAGAGTGGCGAAGGTGGCAACTAAGTTTACCCACAAAGTCTTGCTAGCGTACCATTTTGTCGTGTCCATTTTAATCGTCCTTCATTAAGTCGGTTACACGTTTTGCGCGCTGCGGTGTTTGTCTAGCCCACGCGCTGTTTAAGGCTTCTCTACGAGCCGTGGTGTAGTCCTTGACCTGTAGAGCGGCTAACATCTTTTTGAACTTCAGCACTCCGCCCAAGCCCATCTGAAAGGTCATATTACCCACGGCGCGCTGGACGTTGTTGCCTTGCAGCCAGGGAAGCGCTTTAGCGAGCTGTGCTGTAACCCGAGCGATGTCGTCATCAAGCAGGGTCATAGCCTCGGCCTCGGTAATGCCGACATCGTCTAAGTTTCGGCCGACGCCGATAGTTGTCTTACCAGCGGGGCATAGATACGGTTTTAACCGAATGCCCTCGTCGGCAATTAGATCGTTTTTTAATTCGTCCACGTTACGCTGTTTGTTAACAACCAGCCGACCATGGCGAGTAGAACACCCATCAACGACCACATGATCTTATCGAGCCGGTTGTGTACGGTTTTGAAAGCCTCTTTGATGTCGGCGTACCGTTCCGCGCAAACTTTTTCATGGGCGCTTAGGCGGGTTTGCGTAACAACGGGATTCGTCATAGAGGCTCCTCGGCGCGGGTTAAATGCTAACATATCCCAAAAGGGGGCCTACTTGACAAGGCTAAGTTTCGCGGGGGCGTCCTCAAGGATGCGCCTCAAATCCGATTTAGTCAGGTGCGTCAGGGCCGGGGCGCAAAAAATGTGCTTTTTGTTGGGGTAGTCCCCCGATGAGATGCGGCCCATGTCCTTCCAACCCGCCTCCTGAAGAGCGTGCAGCAGCGCGGCGGGGGGCACCTTGGTGCCAATCGGCATGTCGGTGCTGACCTTGGAGCAGACGGCATAGAACGGCGACCCGATCACACCGCGTGCGAACTCCCCACGCCGTTCGTTCATCATGTCCACCAGCACGGCCTCTGCGGTGCTCATGCCGTGCTCGATCAAATTGATCTTGAACTCGGTCTCTGGCGGTGCGGCTTTGGGATTGAACTTCGACACGTCGCGAGCGTGAAGCCAACCGGCGATGGAAACAAAACCGCTCGTGTTGTACCAGTTCCAAAGTTTTATGGCCGGGCCGGGCAGCATACGCGGAGCGGCGGACCAGATGCAGAACCACCGTCGGTCTTGCGAAGACAGCGAGATCGGCGAAGGGTCGTTCGAGAACGCCAGAACAAAGATCCGGTTGAGCATCATGTAGGGGTGCAGACCCTTTCGATTAATCGGTAGGTACTCCGGCGGCGCTGCGATAATCGGCTTGAGTTTATTTGCAAAGGCGCGCCGTTGTGCCGCGTCAGGCTCACGCAGCTCGTTGATGAGCAGCACCTCGGATTCAAGTTGATAGCCCCACTGGCTCGACACCGTGTCGTTGTCCATGATGCCTCGGTTGTGTAGCTGCGGCCCGCACACGGCCCAGATCATGGGAGCCCACATCGTGTCTTTACCACAACCCTCCAGACCGCCGTGCAGCACGGCATGATTGATCTTCTGGCCGGGGTGCTGCACGCGGTAGGCCATCACGTTGTAGCAGTGCTCCCGCTCAAGGGCGTCGGGCACAAGCACGGCGCAGTGATCCAGCCAGGGTTGAATGTCGCCTGCCGAAGATGCCGGGCGTGCGTCGCGCCAGCGGTTGCCAAACAGCTCTCCGGTGCGCGGCACTAGCACCGGCTCGCCAGCGGCGTAGGTTATTCCGGCAAGAATCTTGGCCTTCTGTATCTCGCGCTCTTCGTCGAAGGATATGCTGGCTTCAATCTTGCGGCCGTTGTGAATGGAACGGCAGTTGATGTGCCGGTAGACCGCGTTGAAGGTCGAGCGCGACAACTCACCGCGTGTGGTGAGATCGAAGTAATTGTCATCGGCTTGCACATAGGCAAAGCGTGACCACCAATCGGCCCGGTCCAACCGGCCCAACTCACGGCGTTCGATGTCGGCCAGCACGGTGGCGGCGTCATCAGTGAACATGCCGGTGGGGGCTATCTTGGCTAGCGCGTCGGCCATCACGCCCGCGATTAGCGTATCGCGCAAGCCGGGCTGATGCTTCGGACCGCCTTCTTGCTCGACCCAGTTAAGAAAACGCCGCGAGTCCCAATCACCGCAATGCTCGTGAAAGCAAGTGTACGAGCGAGTCGCGGGCATGTAGCGGCCCATCGTGTTGCCGTCGCTGTGTTCGAGAGCGTTGGGGCAGAGCACACCCAACCACCCTTGGCCGTTCTGCGGCTCCATGATGTTGCCGCGCTTGTCGAGCCACGCTAGTACATCGTCTTTGCCATCGTCGCGAATACGCAAGGCGCGCGTTTGTGCCGTATCGGCTAGGGCTGGAACGACATTAAGCGCAGCGCATATCTCAGGCAGCGTGTACTCTAGCTCCGGGTTGAAGGCTTCGAGGCGAGAGACGAAATCACCACGCTTATAGTTTATCGAGCCGGGTATACGGAAGTTGCGGACTGGATTGATTGCGCCGCCGTCGGTATAGCCCGCCGCTGCAATGGCTATGATAGCTGCGCTGAAGTCGCCGGTTGTTGGCTGAACGCCGAGCACATAACCGTATTGGAAATTGCCTGCGGATGTCTCGATGATCCAACTCGGCTTTAGCGGCGGGACTTTGCTTTTCGTGCCGATATCGTCAAGAACCAAGACGAGACAGTGCGTGGCGTTGGCGGATGCTGCGGACACGCGCGCTGTAAGACGGTCGAGAATGAAACTGCCGGTGTTGGCGTACCACGCGCCGCCTTCACGAAACGCGTCGGGCATCATCGCGGGCCAGACATACTTCGGAGTGCCGTCGTTATGAACGAGCGCGGTGCGCTTCTGTTTGACCAGCAGTAGAGTCTCGCCTTCCGGAGCGAGCGCCGCCAGAAACGCAATGAAGTCTCTCATTTCCCATACCTCGACATGATTTTGATTTCGACATCCAACGGCAGACCCTCGGCCCAAGCGGGCGGCGTACACATCACGCGGCGCATCTCTTCAACACGATCTTCCTCACACTCCACGACAATCTCGTCGTGTATGTGGAGCACGACATCGTCCAGACCGCGTAGTGCGTGCCGTAGGATATCGTTCGCGGATGCTTGGCAAATATTCTCGCAGGCTAACCCCTTCCACAGCGTGTGTCGCGGCCATTCAACCGCATCCGCACCGGGTTTCCACGAGGCTTTCAAATAAGACACCACGTCGCCGTTCAGGCGGGCGAACGGGTAACACAGGCGGCGGCCGCTTGGCAGATCGTACCAGAGGTGTGTGCCGTCGTAGTTGTATATTACACGCGCGGCCTTGAAGTCTTGGCCGGGGTGCTTCATAGCCGACAGATAGGCCATCTCTAACTCCGACCAATAGTTAACGGCCCATTGGTTGGCGTGCCGCCATTTGGTTACAAGTTTTCGGGCTTCGTCCTCGGTAGTCTTTATGCCGTAGGTCTTGGCCATCACCGCAAACGCGCCATGCCCGCCGCCGTAGCCGCAGGCAAGCACCGCGACCTTACCAACCTGACGTTGTTCAGGCGTAATCTCTTGAGTGTTGAATATCTTTTTGGCCTCGCGAACGTATATGTCTTGGCCTGTACGGAACACATTCAACACCTCGCTCGCGTTATCGGACAACCATGGATTCATGCGCGCTTCGATGCCAACCCAGTCGGCGACGATAAACTGCTTGCCGTGTGCGGGTATCAGAGCGGGCCGCAGCATTCCCTTCAGCACTTTGGTCACATGACCCCCAAATCGAGGCACAATCGGGCCGTTGGCGACCATCACATTCCGAACGACTTCGGGCTCTTTGGCGCATTTGCGAGTGAAGTTGTGAACCTGCGCGCCGTAACTTGATGCGCGGCCAGTAGCACCACCACCCGCAAAGACAAACGCACCGCGCACGCGGCGGTCATCTTCGTCGGCAAGGCTTGCAAGGCGCTTAAATTTAGCAACGCTGCTGGCCCAGAGATCATCCGCGCACTGAATCACGTCAGCGACGTGCGGCGGTATGTCATCACGTTCGATCAGGGCCGCGCGGACGTTTTTGTCTATTGAGTATTTATCCCCAACCCACATAACCTTACGCGCCTCGAAGTTGAGGCGGTTCAGCACCCAGTCCCGCATTCGCGGTGAGCGGACGGACGAAACGGCACCTTCGGTCAGCTCGGTGACAAGGGCCTGAATATCAACCTGTTCTGAACTGGCGTAGCGCATCGCCGCTTGGGCCAGCGGCAGATCAAGCATCACACCCCGGTCGTTCACACGCTCGTTGATGTGGTAGTCAAGAAGCTCTTCGGCAGACAACGGCCGCATGGCTTGGCTTATCGCGCGCATCGCGCGCACATCCTGCTCGCAGTATTGAATCAGCTCAATCATCAGCGCGGGAGTATGTTGAAACGGCGGAACACACATCTTGCGTATGAGTTGCGAACCTCGAAAGTCCTTCCGCATTCGACTGCTCATTGCCCGGCCAATATCCTCAAGTGATCCGGGCAGACAGTTGCTTCGCGCTTGCGCGGCGGTACAGACAAACCGCTCCGGCGGCATTGGCATGTCCAGCACATACTGGAAGATCAGCCGCTCGAACGCGGCGTTGTGGGCGTAGATCATGTGCCCCGTAAGATCGGGCAGCGGGCCTCGTGTCCACGTCTGTACGTCGCCGTCATCGACAGCGTAACTCATGCAGAGCACTTGCGTGCTGGCGTCTTGAGCGTAGTTGTACACGCCGCTTGTCTTGAGGTCGCATCGACTGCGCGTTTCGAAATCTAACCAGATCATGGGTAGCCCATCAGAAAAAGAGGGGGTGAGCCGAAGCCCACCCCCGGCGTCTACTAAGCGGTCCTCGGACGTTTACGGCCAGCGGGGGCTGGAGTGGGCAACTCCATCTCCGGCTCTTGGTCCGGCTCCATCGACGCCCACTTCGTGATATCGAAGACGGGCGTGAAGATCTTGCCGTAGGACTTGTGCTGATAATGTTCTTTTTTCAGCAGCACGATAGCCACAGGTTTAGTCTGATCCTTATCAACTTGCTCGGCGAGCTTGGTGCCAAGATCCTGCACACCGCGCTTACCGCCGACGCTCGTGCTCGAATAGCGCACTTCGAGCCCAGCGTCTTCACCGCTCACGCACTTGAGCGACATGCCGATCTGATCTTCCCAGCCGCGCGATGAGCCAGCGGGCGCGCCGTCAATCTGCGGTTTTGGGTTTGAGATGCTGGTCATCTTCTCGCCCAGCACGACACCGTCGCCCCAAGCAATGTACCCGTGAACAAACGAGAACGGGTTGACCGCCCAGAGGCTGCCGTCTTCGACTTCGGTCTGGTCAGCGCCGTAGACCCAATGACCTGTCTTATCCATCTTGAGGATTGCAAACCCGCCACCACCGGAGGCTGGTTGCAAACCGCGCAGAGCGGCAGTCAGTGAGTTGACTTGCGGCAATCCCGCTGCCGAGAACGTGCTCATTTCGTTAGCCATTTTAGAGTGCTCCTAGTTTAATGAGGGCAGCAGAAAGTTGCTTACCCAGTAGCAACGCCTCGGGTCGAGGATCATCCTCGGCGGCGAGGGTATTGCCCGACGAGACAGACACAGTCAGTCCGTCGGGTAATTTCTTTTTAAGTATTTTCTCCGCTTGCGCGGGTGAGATAATTTCTGTCTTTGTTGGTTGCTCGACGCCGAGCGCTTCCAGATCAGTAATAGCTTTATCTTCATCGATCCATTTGCGAGTGGCCCTCTTTGCGACTAGCTTCCACCCCGGCACCGGAGTCGCACCCTCCAGCATACGCGTGGCCAAAGAACGTAGATCGTCGATCCAACCCTCCAACACTTCTGCGGTTTCTAGCGCAGCGCCGAGAGCCTGCGTATCGAGCGCCAGCAGTTGGGTCTTCAGCGCCCGGTCAACAGCGCCGGTCATTTGTGGGCAGACAGGCTTTGCAGCGCACCAACGGCAGTGACTACCGACCGCTAGCGCAGCGTCCGGTTGAGCAGACGCAATTACCGCACGCTTCAGATCTCGTTCAAATGCGCGGATACGTTCGAACGTAGTTGTCCAACGCTTGATGTACGGCGGTTGAATGATGATGCACTCGATTTCGGTGGCATCCTCGAAAGCCCAGTTAGTCCCCGGCGTGCGCATCGCGGCGGCGGCGTAGAACATGAGCTGTTCATTCTCCTCGGCTTCTACGATTACGCCGTCGCCGAACTTCCAGTCCAGCACAATGGCTGTGTTGCCGCGTCGTGCTAGAAGATCGACAGTCCCGAAAGCGCCTCGAATGTGTGTGCCGAACGTCACGGCTGCCTCGGTGACGTAATCCATGCTCTGCGAGGGATCGACTTCATCCAGCAACGCCAGCGCGGGTTCGATCTTGTTGATCATCATGTCGGGCGAGAACGTCTCGTTAGCGTATGTGGTGCCGACAAAGTCAGTCTCACCGTCTAATGCGCGGACGATCACCTCGTGCAGTAGCGTACCTTTGTCCGCAAATATGCTGCTGGGTTTTGGCGGCATGGTAGCGCAGAGCGCTACAGAGCCGGGACACGCGAGAACGCGCTTGGCAGTGCTACCGCCGACGACTGTTGAATGGCTCACTTGAGATCCTTGCAATTTATTTGGCGAGGGCGGGAGTATGGTGACAAGAAATAGCTTGTCAATAAGTTTTTGACGGTTTATAGAAAATGAATGAACATCTTCGCGCTTCACGCCGACCCCATCATGGCTGCTGAAATGCATCTCGACAAGCATGTCGTTAAGATGCCGCTGGAAACAGCGCAAATGCTGTGTACAATTAACGCGCCGAATGCGTTGTACAAGCCCACCCACAAGAATCACCCGTGCACACTTTGGGCCCGTGCGACAAGCGGCAATTACGATTGGTTGGTAAGACTAGGGTTAGCGCTTTGCGACGAGTACACCCATAGATATGGTAAAGACCATAAATGTCGGGCTGTAATTGAAGGGCTGCGCGAGCCGCCGACGTCGGTTCCTTCGGGTCCGTTGACAGCGTTTGCCCAAGCAATGCCAGACGAATGTAAACAGACCGACGCCGTGTCTGCGTATCGTCAGTATTACCGAGATCACAAAGCGCATATCGCAACGTGGAAACGCCGGGCGCGCCCGGACTTTATGGGGTTAAAGGAAATACCGTGAAAGACGATCTTGAAGCTATCGCATTCCTGTTTTCCGCAATCGCTTTGATTGCAATAAACACGGTGTTATTTAGCGTCGCCTCGCAGTGGCTAACTAACGTGGCATACCGAGCCGGGTTGGTCAGCGCCTCCGCGCAATGGACGATCTACATTGTCGGGTTTTGTACTTGCCTCGGTTTTGTTCTGACCGTGGCCAGTCGGCTGGCAAACGGGCATTGGTGGTTTCGATGAAAAATCGCGTTGCGATTCAGTGCGACCTGCCGCCCGAGTTGTTCAAGCGCTACACCGCGCTACGCGAAAAACTTGGCTTATCAAATCGCAGTTTTATGGAACGTATTCTGTTAGATGCTTTGCCCCGCTGGGACAAAGTAAGATTCCCCGGTGACGCGCCATGAGAGTCGCAAACCAACAAACCCGGTACTGCCTTCACTGCGCTTACGGCGTCTGGCCTCGGCACGAACGTGGATATTGCGGACATCCCGACGCGCACAAATCAGGTACCGTTGAATGCCGGGATGTTCTTGGCGCGTGCGGCCCTAACGCAAAGTTGTACGCGGAGCCGCTGGAGCCCACGGATGCGTGAGGCTGAGATAGAACGCTACTTTGTGTGGGCTGTGGAGCGGATAGGCGGCAAGACGTGGAAGTTTACATCGCCCGGCAGACGCGGCGTAGCAGACCGCATCGCGTGTCTTCCAAACGGCGACACTTGGTTTGTCGAATTGAAGACGCTGGGTGGAAAGTTTTCGGCGCTTCAACAAATCTTTGCGATGGATATGATTCGTTTGAACCAGCTCTATGTTTGTCTCAGCACAATAGAAGAGGTTGATACATTTATGTCTTGTATTATGCCGCCACACTATGACGCCTAGACCTTACCAAGAAGACGCTGCGGATTTTCTCTATTCGCAGAAGCGGGCGATGATCCTCGCGCCCGTTGGTGCGGGCAAGACGGCTATTGCTTTACTCGCCATGAGGGATGCACTGCGCGACGGCGTGGTCAAACGATTCCTCGTCGTGGCCCCTAAGCGGGTGGCGGAGTCTGTATGGCCCAAAGAGGCCGGGCTCTGGACACCGCGCCTGCGTATTGCGATAGCCGTCGGCACGCCTCAACAGCGAGCAGCCGCGTTTGCGTCGGACGCGAAGATCGTTGTGACCAATTACGATAACCTTCAGACACTGCCGCATATGCATTTCGATGGCGTGGTCTTTGATGAATTAACCCGGCTGAAGAACCCGTCCGGCGCGCGCTTCAAGGCTTTGTTCAACCAATTAAACTGCGACGTGCGGTGGGGCCTGACCGGTTCTTTCACAAGTAACGGGCTGGAAGATGTGTTTGGCCAGTGCAAGATCATCGACCAGAACTTACTGGGCCGCAGCAAAGGTGCTTTTCAACAGCAGTATTTCACGCTCATCAACCCGGAGTTTGGCCAGTGGGAGCCCCGCAAGGGCAGCCTCGAACAGGTAATGGCCCGCATCAAAAAGGCTACGTTCCTGCTGGAGCCGGGCGAGTACAAAGATAAACTCCCACCACTGCATGTTGTGCGGTTGAAATGCGCCATGCCGATGGAAGCCTACAAGGAAATGAAAAAAGAGTTCGTGCTCCAGTTTCCGGGTGAGGTCGCTATCGCGGCCAACGCGGGGGTTGTGACGAGCAAGTTGCAACAGATGGCCAGCGGGTTCATCTACATAACCAACACCACACCGTCCGACACCCCCGGTAAGTTTATTACAACGCAGACTTCGCGTTGGCTTAACCATTGCAAGCTCGACCTTCTGGACAATCTTCTAACCGAAAACCAACACGCCAATACGATCATTGCGTACCAGTACCGCGAGGAGTTGGCCGAGCTGCAACGGCGGTATCCGCAAGCGGAGACCTTGGACGCGCCAAATGTGATTGACCGCTGGAACGCGGGTGAGATCGAGCTTCTGTTGGTGCACCCTAAGTCGGCGGGCCACGGGCTAAACTTGCAGTTTGGTGGGTGCCGTATTGTGTTCTTTGGGCTGCCGTGGTCGTTGGAGTTGTACGAACAAACCATTGGCCGCCTGCACCGCTCCGGTCAACGGCACGATGTGTGGTGTTATGTGCTGACTACCGAAGGTACGGTAGACGAGCAGATCTGGGCGGCTTTGAAGGATAAAAGGTCTATGTCAAATGTAGCGTTGGAGGCTTTACGATGAAACGTGTAGAAGTATTGAAGGCCAAATTGAAGGCCGCTAGGGCGGAGAAGATTATTCGGACGCGTGTGTTCCGCTCGGCCCGAAGAGGGCTTAAGAAAGTTTCAGCGTCCATACATGTTTTGGAGAATCGAATTGAACTGGCGGGAACTTAATCACTCGTTAAATCTTTACAGCGAAACGCAAGTGCTTCGTCTGTTGGATGAAGAACGCATAGGTAAACGACGCGTAGCCGTACTTGAACGGTTACATCAACGGTACAATAGTTTGCGCGTTGCCCGCGAACGTATTGAACTTCTTAAGACCGCAAGGCAGGTATGATATTCGGGAGCTACAAGATGAGCAGCGTGAAGACTATGGCGAACTACCCGCCCTCTGCCGCCGAAGCGGCCGACAAGGCCGCCGCTAAATTTGGCCGGGTAACGTACCGACGCGGTCGTCCGGTTAAGGAGTTTGATTGGTCAACAGTCACGCCCGAAATCCGCGCCGCAGCTATCGCGGATTACTATGAGAAAAAGAAACTGTGAACACTATTCATAAGTTCTGCGTGGCGTGCGCTCACAGTGTGTTTCCGCCAGCGAGCTTGGGTGAATGTCATGCCCCCGGTGTGCCGGACGGTACTCTGGTTATGCACTGCCGGGCGGAAACCGGCGCTTGTAGGCTTGATGGAAAATTGTACAAGGAAAGAAAACATGTCCAAGATCTTTGCTTTTTTGCGCCGTTTGTTTAGCCCCCCACCGCCCTTGACGTTGTCTCAAAAGCTGCTCGCATTACACATCATCAATGCTACGCCTAGCCGCCGTCTATGAGCTTGTACATAGCGAGTCTACCCGTCCACAAATATGTCTTCGTGGACTCGGCTTTCATTCGAAAGAACGGAGTGGGTTTCGAGCCTGCCGTATGGTTCGGTGTGGTGTCCTTGTACGGCAGATCGTGGGGTCTGAACGTCATGCTGGAGTCCGGAGCCGTCTATCGATCCCTACCGCCGCACGCCATTGCGTTCAATCAAACGCCAGAACCTATCTGGGCAATCGGAGACGCCCAGCTGTGGGATTGCTACGGCGATACGTTCAGCTTGCTTGAATTTTCTTATCTTCGAGAAATGCGGGTCAAGACGAAAGACTACAGCGGCGTCTACTTGTTCACCGCCGCGTATTTTGGCGACGGCTACAGTCGAACCCCGGAGCAGGGTAAAGAATTTAGTTTTATAGAGTTAAACAACGGCCGGTTAACGGTTCAACCCACTAACCGGACGTTGTTCGAAGACCTTTCGTTTACCGTCGATACAGGCGTTCCGACGGATCTGCTAACGCAGACAGAAGTTTGGTCGTGTGAGTAGTTACTTCGCGGGGACAGCAGCGGCCGGAATCGGTGTAATGGCCGATTGCAGCATGTCGAGCATCTTCATCAGACCTTCAGGCGGGCCGTCATCGCGGGCCAGAACGCGGACATCGTACTTAGCGGAGTTGTCTGACGCGCGTGTAGATGCGCTGTGTGACGCGACGCTGCCGTGTAGGTTGATCTTCATCGAGAAGATCCCGTAATTCATCTTGGCTTCACCGTCCATAGTGGCCGACGAATCCGACGAAGTTGAGCTGCTATCGGACGAAGACACCGACATCGTGAAGTTGACCTCGGCCTCCTTGATCGAGAGGTTTGGAGTGTTGACGATAGCCAACAGCGGAACCTTCAGATCTACAGTCTCTACCGTTACCTTACCGGTGGTGGGGTCCGGGGCACTTGCGCGGTCAAAACTAAAGTCAACCGTCAGAGCTTCCAGTCCGTCAGCGGTTTTCTTCATACCGACGTTCTGAATGAAGTTTGCCGTCGCTGCGGCTAGCAGCGTCTGCGCGTCGCAGGCTGCCTGAAACGGGCCGCCAATAAGGTCGGCCATCGGCAGGCCGGTGAATTGTCCGCTTATGCTAATCAGATTATCGGCCATTGGAAGGGCTCCTTAAATTAACGGGGGAAAGATTTTAGAATCTTATCGTTTAGCAGCATAACACCTTCGTGCGCGTCTCCGCCTTTGAAGGTGATCGACACTTTCGCGGTAGGGTTCCGTGACAACAGACCTCGGGGCATAGCCGCCATCAGAGAGTCGTCGGGGTTATCCAAACCACGCAGCTCTACATCAAACTCTACCTTCATTGTATCTACCGCCAGAGAGTGATGCTTGGTTAAGGCGAACAGCGGAAGTTCAAAAGGTTGTTGCGTCATCTGACCTTGGTCTACATGCGGCAGAGTCACGCGAACAGTCTTTGGCGCGTAGGTGCCGTCGTCTGCTTGAGTGAAGTACCGGTCGCGAAGAGACGTCCACGAGGCATTCTCGACCGCTGCCGCAGCATCAACGACAGCTTGATGGACCGCTTCGAATACAGCTTTCAAAGAGAAGGAGGACATTATTGGGGTGCCCGATCACGCAAGAATTTCTCTTGGGCTGTTGGTGCGTTATACTGAGCCGCTAGTTCGTTCAGCCTTTGCATCTGCCGAAGTATGAGGGCGTCTGTCTTAACATCATCATTACCCGGGTTTTGTTTCTGAGACCTAAATTGCGTTATCTGCCGTTTAATTATGTTGGCCATCGGAATAAGTCGAGTCTCCGGATTGTCCCGCCTAAACGCCGCAGAGGATACGCGGTCTCTTTGCCTCTTTTGGACATTATTTTCCAACACGTTAAGCGTCTGTACGTTCTCATAGAACCGGGCTTTATCACTGGCTTCTGTGCCTGTGTTTCCATAGAACCGCCCAACCACCGGTATCTTATACGTCGGCACTTCTTTGCCGCTGAACCAGCCTTCAAGGGCTGTTTCTAGATTTAGAAGTTCGCGGCCGGGGCCGCCAGTAAGTTGTCCGCCGATATAATCGATCAAGTCCGGAGTCGGGCTGACCAGACCCTGCGTGTACTTATCACCGAAAGTCAGTGTGT